TGTAGACCTGTCTTACGTAGGTGACTGATAAGGCCTATCCAGACATGATGCTTGTTACAGATGCGTAACAGTTCATTCATCATTCTATCAGTGGCTTCGTTACCTGTTAACTTCTCTACACCTTCACTTACAGCGATAGTTAAGTGGTCGAGTATAAGATACTTACAGCCCATAAGTGCTAAGTATTCTATCTTGTCTACTAAGCTACCATCAGATACAGCGCCTTGGTGATCTAAGAGTATTAATCGATTATCACCGAACACATGATCAAATGCTGCTCGTTCTTCTTCTTCGGTTGTTGTAGCTACTGACATATCTTTCTGTAAGTGCATACCAATAAACTTACCAGCAGTGTAACCGACTGATTCTTCTAATGATATCATACCTACTTTCTCTTCAGTGGTATCTAGGATATGTAGTACAGTTTCTTTAATGATGCTACTCTTACCAATAGAAGTACCGGAGGTAAATAGAGTGATCTCACCTTGTCTAATACCTTTTAACTTGTCTTGTACAATAGCCAAGCATGGAGGATAGGGTATGGTGGGGATTTCCTTCTTGTCACGATAGGCTTCCCATATAGATTCACCTGACATTATGCCAGCAGGATTGTAAGGCTGAGCGTTCCATATTGCTCTGTTTACTTCCATGAATCCATGCTTGACTAACTCGTCTGAAGCATCTTTCTCTCTACCTTTAATGATCTTTACTTTATCGTAACCGCAGATCTTAGATAGTTTTAGTATAGCTTCTTCACCTGCCTTATCAGAGTCCATCCATAAACATATCTCACCGAATGAACGTAACCATTCTCGTTGAGCTAGAGGGGCTTTCATATTACTTGCAGATGCTAGTGATACTACAGGGTATATAGTGCCCTTCTCTTCGTAGGCTTGTGCGATAGCTAACGTATCTTCTTCACCTTCGGTTATGACTAGACGTTTACCGCCAGCTGAGAAGTTTTGTTGACCGAATAGTTGATCGCCCATGTCACCTTGGAATCTGAAAGTCTTAGGCATTGTTCTTACTTTACTACCTAGTTCTTCTTGATCTTTGTGGTATGGGTAATAGACTGTATCTACATGGCCATTAGAATCGAAGGAACATCTAACACCATACATTTCAGCTACTTTCTTGCTGACCTTTCGCTTGGCTGCAGTACCATACGGCAATCCGCTTACTGGTATCACATCTTCTGGTTCTACTTTCATATAAGCCTCTTTAGGTTTTTCCCCTTCTTCATAGTTATAATAGTTAGTGGAACAGCTAAAGCAATAACCTGAAAGACGTTCATCATCTTCTAAGTACACTGCTACTGCATCCGAGCTATCACATTTAGCACAACTACTGTGCTTTTGAAATACACCGCTTCCCATGGTCTTCTCCTTGTTTTACTACAATTCTGTTAGTGTGAAATCAATATACTCTTTACGCTTACCTACGACTGTCTTGGTAGCTGATATGCTCATAATCTGCTTATCATCGAATCCAAACCATCGTTGTAAGACATCAAGTAGTGTCTTGATAGGGTTATCTACATCACTTAATGACGTAGCAAAACCCCAATGTATTTCTAGTTTGAACTTCATAGACTTGACATCACGATTATTAGGTATTTCATAACCTTCTAATTCTAATGCCATCATCTCTTCAAACTTTCTATACTTCATACTTTTTTTTCGTTTTAAAGTATAAGCCGCGTTAATAGATAAGGGCTTAACAGGGCAGTGCATGTACACTTCCCATAGCTCCCTGCTATACTTGCTCATCCATTATCTCCCGTTCACCTGTGCGTATATTATAACGCTCATTAGGACGTTGACGTATGTAAATTAAGTCAGTCATAAGCTGACAATAACTCATCCAGTCATATTCCTTAGATAGTGTTCGATAGGCTTCTTTTACTGTCAATAACCTTTTGTTTGCTGGAACCATTAACAGTATCTTTTCGGCTTTCTTAATGCCAATACCTTTGATACCTGGAATTCCATCTGTGCTATCACCTGTAAGTATTTGCAGATGTAACATTAGATCAGCACTATCTACATCTAGGGGGTAGTGCTCGTCTTTTTGAGGGTTATAAATAGGAACCGGGACTGTTCTTAAGTCTTTATCTGGACTGATTACAGTACCATTATTAGCTAACGCAAGATAAGCTACTACATCATCGGCTTCTTCACCATTCGCTTTAATAGCTTTATACTTGGTAAGCAATCTATCATATACAGCATCCATGATAGCTTTCTTTTCAGGGTCTTCTTCAGACTTGCGGTGAGACTTATACTCAGGGTATATTACATGTCTAAAGTTATTCTTTCCTTTAACGACAAACGTTACATCATCTTCATGCGCCCATAGGGTTGCTAGAACTGATTGTATTGAGTTGTCTAGTTTCTCTAAAGCTTCTTCGAGTGTTTTATCACCCCAAGAAGCTACATATACTAATGCATCAGCATCATAGTAATATTTCATCAGTGAACCTCCAGATAATCTTTTCCACATTTAACATCACCAGCACACATCAGGGTGATACCGAACTTCTTAGGTGTTTCTTCAAAGCAACGTCTTATAATACCTTCTGCTTGACCAGCATCGACAGGATCTATTTCCCAGCTACACTCATCGTGGTATGCAAGTAATTGTAAGAACTTTATATTAGCAGCTTCGAATTCTTCATTGATATCTACTATGGTATGCTTGAAGATGATAGCTTCTGTACCTTGAATAAGATAACAGAATGCTTTATAGCTTTCTTCTACGATAATCTTTCGACCATCAACACCATATAAGTATCCTCGTTGAGCAGCAACTTGTGATCTTTTTGTTAGGTCACGAAGAGTAGGCCATCGGTTAAGGAACTTATTCTTGGCTTTATTACCAGCAGATTCAGGAATACCTAGTATACTAGCTAGCTTACGACCACCAGCACCGAAGGCCCATGCAAAGAAGAATGGTTTAGCCTCTGCTCTAGAACAACCTATTGCATCAGCGTTCTTCTGGTGGATATCACCTATGGTAATTTCCTTGATGAACTCTTTATCTTTAGTGAAGTGGGCCATGATACGGGCTTGATAAGATGCACCATCAGCGGAGATGATAGTCTTACCTTCAGGTACTTTGAACAGCTTACGTATTTCAGAACCATAAGCAGCTTTAGGTGAGGGTATATTTGCTATACCGATATGGGTTTGTCTACCTGTGGCAGCACCTATATCTATGACATCACCATGAAGTCTATCATTCCAGTACATCTTTTCCCAGCCTGTAAGTACTGACAGCCTAGCACGAAGGGTAAAGAACCTATCGATCATTACACCTGTAGGCCCCATACGAGTTAACGCAGTAGTGGTTAACTTAGCTGAAGTCTTTATGAAGGAACCATCTACTTTCTTAAAGTTCCAGTCATCCCACACAATACCTTCACGTTCTAAGTATTCTTTAAGATGATCTTGATTACCTATACGAGCAGGGGTTAGAACACTACGTTGGAATTCAGTTCCAGCTAGAATGGGTGGTGGTACTCTGAGAGCATCAGAAGGGTCTATGTAATTCCCTAGATACTCACTTAGAACTCTAGCAGATACGGCAGTGTATTCTCCGTTCTTCTTATACTTAGGTGTTTTAGGTTCTTTATCGATCATTACAGTTATTGAACCCAACAGTGGTTCTACAGTAGATTCGATAGTAGTTAATTCATCTTGAATAAGTTTCATTAATTCTATCTTACCTTCTTGATCGAATTCCCAGCCGTTATCACATTGTTTAGCAGTATAGTAGGACATTTTATGCTCTACATCTATAGCTTTCTGGTATCTACCTGAAGTAGCTTCCATTATGATATTGGCTTCTCTAACAATTTTATGATATATAGTTTCGTTGACATTAACGTCTTGTATACAATATGTCATCATTTCAGGAGTGTACTTAGACCAGTCACTATAGTCACCTTTAGGAAAGCCTAAGTTTTCACCCCATGATTTCATACTGTGCTTACCGATTCTATTGAACTGGTTTAAGCGAGACATGATTAACGTATCATATATCTTTTCGTTAGGTATTTTATAGCCCATCACTTTTTCTATAGCAGGGGCATCATATCTAATGAAGTTGTGACCTATGATACGTTCAGCAGCTTCCATGTATGGTATGGCAGCAGCATTATCAGGTAGATTGTCATCATAATCTGAGAATGACAAGGTACTACCATTTACTTCTTTTATTGCTATACACCAAACTGAGGTTTAATCTGTTAATAACCCATCAGCTTCGATATCTACAATTATATTTTTCATATTACTCCTCAATATCTTTACCTTCTATTACTCCAGATATAGTCATATCCGAAGGACTACCTATACCTAGATTTGCTGCAGTGACATATCCATCATCGATAAGTGTATCTGCTAACATATCCATTACATCTTCAGCTACATAGTGGCCTTTGAAGTACAGTTTAACTAGATCAACAACTTTATCTTGCAGTACAGTTACATTACCCATTCTGCTAGACCCCATAAAATTAATACGGCTGTCATACCTACTGCTAGGCCTGTTAATCGATCATAACCAGACTTTTTGATTAGATATACAGGGCATCGTTTGCCATGATCTCTGCGATAGTTGGCACGATTCTTACCAGTTTTACCACAGTATTCACATTCCCAAGGCTTTTGAGTACCTTTTACTTTATTAGTCATATTATTCTCCTGCTAGAAATAAGGGGCCATTTCTGACCCCGTGGTTTTAGAAGTCTGCTGCTTCTACTGCATCACCTTCAACACCGAAATCATCACTATCAGACTTTGGCTCGTACTTTACGAGATCAGTGATCTGAATGGCTAACAACTGTACACCTGTACCTGCTTTACCATTAAAGTTATACTCGTAAGAGAACAACTTAACGTGACCTTTAGAACCATGACCGATAGTTCTAGGATCGATAGCAGTTTTAGATTTAGCAGAATCTAATACTTCAGGGGCTTCATTAACATCACCAGCTTTGTTAGTGGTAGGACGTTTAACATTACCGAAGAAGTAATTATCTTCATGCTTCTTAATACCTACACCTAGATCAGTTAATTTCTTAGCTGTATCTTGATCACTGGTACGAAGCTGCACATCCCAGATATCATTACCGAAAGGTGCGTGTGAAGTAGCTAAGTGAGGATAGTGGAATTCTACATCACGAACTACTGCTACTTGGGTGCTGCTCTTTGACTTAGTCATAATTTTACTCTCTATATTAATTGATTTTACTACAGTACATTCTTTTAAGAAGGATTTCTTAGGTAGAATCACCTATTTACTGCCCCACGTATTGCTTATTATAACAATATACGCGAATACTGCCCATATTAAAATTGATGTTACTAGCATTATCGTTTCCCATTTTCTTTTATGTTTTTACTAAGGCGCTCAAGATACCACATTGCCTTACCTAAGTCTTGCAGTGTACTATCTTTCTTACCTAATCTGAACAGATACTTATAAGCATTAGCTAGACTAGCTGCTTGAGAGCCACTCCATCCCTTGAGAACATGGTCCATGATATCAAAGTATTCAAATCC